AAGGTGTAAAATCACCGACCATGTTAGATGCTGTCGTTGCTAGTGTATTGTACTGACCACCTAAACGATTAGCTAAGTTGGTGTATTCAGTTTGTGTTAACTGACCTTGCTGACGTAACTTATCAGCAGCATCCTGAACCATAGCTAAATTAGCACCAGAACTAATCAAACCACCTAGGATATTCTGTGCGTTAGTGTTCGTTAAACCATTCACTAAACCAGTAGCTAATGTACCTAGCGTTGATGGTGACAGCAAACCACCTGCAGCAGCTCCAGCAGTTGCTCCTGTTGCTGTTGTCGTAGGTGTAGTAGTTGTTGTTGGTGTAGTTGTACCACCTGTCGTAGCTAATGTACCACCTAGTAAACCACCACCAACAGCGGCTGTGGTTCCAGCACCAGTTGTCGTAGCTAATGGTGTTGCTGCTACAGTTAACGAAGCTCCTCCAGTACCGCCAGTAGCAGCCCCAGTAGTTGCCCCAGTAGTTGCCCCAGTAGTTGCCCCAGTAGTTGCCCCTGTAGTAGCACCTGTAGTGGTCCCTGTAGTAGCTCCACTAAGTAAGCCTGTATCAGTAGCTAACGTACCTCCAGTAGCAGCTGTAGTACCACCAGCACCACTAAGCAAACCACCTTCAGCGCCTCCTAATGCTGTACCACCAGTGGCTGTTGCACCACCAGTAGTAGTAGCACCTCCAGTGGCTGCTGCCTCTCCACCTAATAAACTACTACCTAATAAAGCACCACCAACAATACCTAGAGCCTGTAACCATCCTTGCCCTTCTGGTGTATTTGGACTAGCAAGACGAGTACCCATAGGTTGACCATAGGCATCGTACTGCTGAACAACAATCTTATCGCCTTGAACACCAATAGCTTTTTCAATAACCCTATCTTCACCAGTACCTAACTGAACAATGTTTTGATTAGTACCTGTTGTAGGGCTTAGTGATCCAGTAAGTAGCGTGCCTTGTGGTAAACCAGCATTTAAGAAGAATTGATTAACCTGTGAGACAGGTAAACCAGTAAGGCCTGACAAATCCTCAGCATTTAAACCATAAGTCTTAGCTGTTTGAGCAATGGTTTGTCCGCTAGTATTTAAGTTATTAACAAGGTTGTTGACAACAGAATCTAACGTATTCTGAGGAACCATGTAGCTATTCATAATCGCCTGATCAGTCATCAAAGGCGATACACCTAACAAAGAAAACTCTTGAGGTGTTGTATTAGGTGCAATAGCTGAGATAGCACTACGAATCTGTGTTGGTGTTTTACCTTGACTAAGCAAGGTATCAATGTAACCTTGTTTAGTACCTAACGATGCTGCTGGATCCCAGGTAAGACCTAATAGATTATAAGTCGTTGGGGCAGGAGCAGGAGGTGGTGTATAAGGAGCTGGAGCAGGTTCGTAGTACGTAGGTTCTGAATAAACAGGCTCTTGATAAACAGGCTCTGCTACCTGTGTAGTAACGTTGTTTGTTGATGACTGAATAGGTGCTGGAGCAGCTGGAGGAGCATAACCGTTAGACAACATCCATGAGATATCAGACTGAGGTACACCAGCACCTGCTAATTCTTCAACTGTAGTGCCTGCTGCATTAAAAGCAGCGATCTTCTGAGCTGGTGAGTAAGTAGCCCAAGCAGAGGTATAGACTGCTGATGGAATTGCCATGATTAGTAAGTCCCGTCATCGTACACAACACCACCCGTAGGAAGCGTCACTGTACCAGTAAAAGTAGGGGAAGCAACATCAGCCTTTGATGTAATAGCACTGGCGATGTTGTTGTATTCGATATCAATCTCAGTACCTTTGATAATCTTACTAGGATTACCAGACGGTAGTGTATCCTTAGATGCAAAGTTAGTTGTCTTAGTATAGTTACTCATTAGATTGTCCTACCTGCTTTAACAAAAATATCCATTTGTTGAACAGAAAAAGAATCATTACCAATATCAGCTTCGATACCTAATTGAAACACTCTACCAGCACCACCAATGGTTTGACCATATCCTTGAAACTGTTTAGGTACTGGGTTGATAGTGATACCAGCATTGTATTCAGCAATGTTGTATTCAGATACGTTGTACTCAGAGCGAACAACATTAGGGTATGTCCATAGAGCACTACGATAGTCTGTACCGTAGTCTACAGTCCACTTTAGGAATACGTTAGTACCAGCACCACCAACAGTGAGTGTGTTTACTTTCTTAAGTATCTTGATGATAGACGAATCACCAGCATCTAAGTGTGATGTATAGTACAAGAACCTGAAGCTATTACCATTGTCTCTGTTACCTGCATAGCGACCAATGTAGCCTTCTCGACCTAAATAGAGTTCTCTACTGCGTGTAGAAAGCAATGATTTAGGTGCAAACATCCACTGAGTTGTTTTACAAGAAGCATCCTGAAGACGTTGCTTCAGATCAAAACAGTATGTAATACCTCTTGTCGGTAATGTCAGAAGATAGAAACCTTCACGCTCATGAAAGACAGACTTTATGTTATCATAATCGTTATTTGACAATACGTCAAGTATTAATTGATCTCTGACATTCCTTGAGATATCAAATAATGGTGCTGACTTCTCTTGAATAAGTCTACCAAGGCTACGAACACCAGTATCAGACAAGAATAAGATATCTGATCCAACATCCTGTACTGAATCTCTAGCGATACAACCAACACCATCAATAACTTCTACAAGCTTAAGATCTGATGTAGGATCGCCATCAGCACCAGAATAGATAATCGTAGTCTTCTTACAGAAGATCACTAAGAAGCCATTAAACCCTGCTAAGGCTACGATGCTATCAGTACCGTTGGTTAGTACCTTTTCTATGCTGATGGAACCACTAGCACCACCAGACCATTTCATACCTGATAATGTATCTGACCACCAGATAGTTGTTTTATCAGTGGTTGTGTCCGCTACCCATAAGCGACCATAAGCACCTAAGACTTCATTACCTAACTGTACTGTACCTGAATAGCCAGGATGTGCTGACACTAATCCCCAAGTATTAGCAACATGGTCATAGATCAGTGGGTTATGTCCTCGTTGAAAGAAGTAAGTATTATCATTAAAGTTTACTGCTTTCCAGTACTGAGCAGTCCACGTAGCTGAACCGTTGTAGACTTCAGTCAGTGTTGTTGTACCAGTGTAGATCCTGTTGTTACCGATACTGACAATCTCTGTAGTACCAGCTTTCTTAACAACTTCATGTAATAGTGTTGGCTCTGTGCTGTTGTAGCCAGCAGTGGTATTAACAGTTACCCAACCCTTACGAGCAGCTATGCGACCATACTGGTCAATCACTGCATTCTCTGCCCTAAGAGCAAACTCTTTAGGTAACGTGATAGGAGAGTCTTGAGTGTTTAATCCATAGAAGCCTGGAGCAACAAGACTAACAGGTCTAATAGGAGCAGCCATTATACCCAGTTCCAAGTTATTTCATCTTCGTACCTAGCTGATTCAATAGCAATGTACGTAGCTACAGCTTTCCTATAAAGATCATTCTGTTGATCAGACAATCTACCTTGATCTTCTCCACGTTCATTGATAGCACGTAGATAAGCACCTTGTATTACTAACTCTGAAGGTACATAGATAACATCAAGATCATTAACTAAATTAGCTTGTGGTACAACACAGTCAACCTTAACTGCATACGCTTGATCAGGTATAGGCCATAGATCTAACGTAATCTCATCGCTGGTGTTGCTGTTACCTATAGAGAAATACTGAGGACCACCAGTGACTGTACCTTGCATGTTCACCCAAGCATGCATTTGATCCTGTGAGGCTTGCTCAAGATCACGCTTAAGTGTAGGTATGTAGACCTTTAATAGTCTTGTCCGTGATGATGTACCTGTGATAGCGTAATTCTGAGTACCGTTAACTGTATTGATTGTCTTGGTTGTACGTAAGATAGACCAATTCCAAGCATCTTCGATCTCACGTTTAGTTTCATTGACCATTGCACCGATAAGGTACGAATAGTCAGACTGTATCACTGTCGATACAGTACTCTCTCGCATACGCAAGAGAACGCCATTAACACAGTCTAAGTAAGTAGCCATTACCATTTCACCTTATTTTATTGGTCACAGCATCGCATAGATTTATAAAATCAGGTATAGACAAAGAACCACGCATCATATTAATTTGTTTATGAACTAATTGAATGTTGTCTATCGTATACCCAATATCATTGTCTATTCGATCTATCGATGCTGTGTGATCCCATCCAACTTTACTCCATCCAATAGATAGCCCAGATAAGGCACACACTTGTTCTTGTTCTTCGTACAAATCATTTATAAGCTCTGGGCAAAGATCCCAAGAGTATCCACGAGTTAAGGCACTTTTATAAAAACATTCGTACCAAGATAACCTAACATAACCACACATACCTGATGGATTGTTGTTTTTATTACTGCATCTTTTACACGGTTGTTTGATATTGTGTGAGTTTATGCAGTAAGCTCGTCTTAAGTGTGATATTTCATTGCCGCATTGTGGACAATAACGAACCCATCGATTATCATCACTCTTAAATACATTTTCAGGTAAGTCAATCATTCTTACCACTACTTACTCCACTTAGTTCGATCAGACCAATATGCAGCGGACATCTTACCTTTAGCGATGTTCTTTGCATGACGAGCCTTAAATGATTTATTCCTAGCAGAACCTTCTGGAGAACCTGAAACACCTTGTTGACCAAACCTAATAGTCTTTATCTGATCACCTTCTTTAGCAACAACGACATGACTTTTAGTAGGATGCGAAGGTGTACGTTTAGGTTTGTTGTAACCAGATACACCAGCTTTTTCTAGCCTAGAATCTTTCATTTCTTCTTCTTAGGTTTAGTCATACCAGCTTCAGACAAAGCAATGGCAACTGCTTGCTTACGAGATTTAACAACAGGACCACCTTTACCACTGTGTAGTGTTCCTTCTTTATACTCTCGCATTACTTTACCAACTTTAGCAGGTTTCTGCTTCATGATGGATAACCCATCTTACGCTCTTTAGCCTTCATTGTTTTTGATTCTTTCTTCTCATGCATCTTCTTTGCTGACTTTGATGCATACTCTTCTGCTGCTTTCTTACCCTTAGCAGTGTAAGGAAACTTTTTATTCCCGACCATTGGCATTTCTATTCCCCTTTCTTTTGAACATACACTGTACTGTATCTGTTTCCCATATACGGATAGCAGTCCATAGAATTGTTAGCACAGCGGCTATAGCAGGTAATAACTCAGCTAACGTACCGACAACAGTAAGGATTGATATAGCATCGCCTAACTGTTTAACTTGCTCATCAGCTTGCAATGCCATTTCGAGCACCTTTCTTTAATTCATTAACATGTTTCCAAAGTTCACTGATTTGCTTATCATAGCCTTTTTCTAGATAATCAACACGAACTTTAATTGTTACTGCGTATGCTGCTATAGCTACTATTGCTGCTCCTAAATACCACAACTTACCGAGAAGTTCAATGGTTTCCATATAGGCCTCATACGGCTACTTTACGAATGGCTCTTACAACTAAGGATTGGTTCTTGGCGTTGTTGAACTGACCACCGTCTATAAAGTCAATCCTCGTCGCTGTTGTCAAACCTACACCTGCATTGGTAGAACTCCATGTCCTTGCTGACGTAGCAAAGGCTTCAGAGCCACCAGATTGGAAAGCGGATACAGAGGTCTGTGCAGGCGTTCCTGTTGTGTAGTTAGAGCCTCTGGAAGGCACTGCATAAGAATTAGTGCCGTAAGACGTAGAGTTGGATGCCGTTGTCGGTTTCAGGTTGTAGTAACAGATCTCTAGCTCATACAAAGCAGGTAGATACCAATCTGAGTAACCATTGATCGTTAGCGCAGCGCACCATTGAGCAGCAGGATAAGTTGCTGAGTCTAACTCTGCTGTGTTCGTTGCTCCATCGTAAGTTGATAAGCCTAACGAGTCAGACGTATCCGATGTCTTGTAGTTAATACTGCTGTTTTGACCAGAGGCTTTAGGGGAGACCAAAAGATAGTAAGTGTTGCCACCAAAAGCTATCTTCCCTGCGTAGTAACCTCCCTGCCAGAACTCACCGATGGTAGACGGGCCTCTAGCACCAGATCCTGGGCCAAAGCCTCTAACAGACCCTCCACCTAATGATTCTAGTAACGGCATTATGCGTACCGAGACTGTGAAGCCAAGACCGTAAACGTAGCCGATCCTGTCTTGATGATGGAGTAGGAATACACATCGATAGAACTAGCATTGCCTGCTGTAGGAGCAGTGCCACCTAGCCATTTAGGTGTAACCGACGAACCATCTACTTGCACCGCAGAGTTGTAGTAAGCAGTGCTTCCATTAGTGATTAAGAAGGCACAGGTTAAGACTTCTCCGGTCGCCATTGCGGTATTCAGTGACGTACCAGAAGAAGCTCTGAAGTTAACTGTAAAGTTCCCAGAGGCATTGGTTGTGTAGTACAGAACACCTTGGGTTGTCGTGTCAAAGTTAATCGTGCCTGTTGCTGCTGTTGCTGATACCGTGATTGTCTCAACAACACCTTGTAGCTTTGCACCGATTTGTGAAGATGTAGACGCTAGAGAGAGTTGTTTGGCAAAGGTTGCAGCCTGTGCAGAGGAAATCGTAAGGGCAAGCGTACCTCCAGTCTTGACCTCTAGGATGTCTGTGTTGTCAGACGTAATCGAGGTTCCAGCGGTAGCTGCATTAAGGACGTTAGCCATTATTAACCTCTACCCAATTGACTGCTTCTTCATCCCACGCATACATCTTACCGTCTGTGGGCATCGCTACTGGAGCTTCCCACTGAGCATTAGCGTTTAACAACC